TTATATCCCAATCCAGTTGAGCGAGCATTAGTAGGAGCCAGGGCCTACCAAGAGGCTCTGTCAGTAGAACTAGCAAAAGACGCGAGAGGGAAAGGAGCCCAGAAAACACAGCAACAAAGAGTAGACGAAATGATGAAGAATCTTTTCGCTCCTTTTCAGCCGTCTAGTTTTGGAGCCGCACTTGGCAATGGCGGAGTTCAGGGAGGCGGACTAGGAGCTGACGCTGATGCAAATAAAAGGCAACAATCCCTTGAAAGTTATCACAGTCTTCAGGATCAGCTTGCGAAGAATTTCACGCAAGATCAACTGCAACGTATGGAGCAAGAATATCAGGCAAGAGTGGACAGGATCAATTCTGAATTTGATCTACGAGAAGCTCGTGCCAATAGCTTTCAAAAAGAGGCCATTCGCTTTGAACGGCAAATGTCAGACATTGAGCTGAAACGCCAAAAAGCCCTCCTTGATGCGTCGGCGGAGGTAATAAGAGCTCAGGGAAGTGTCGCTGGCGGCGCAGGAGGAGGAAAGGGACTCGGCGCTGGCATAGCTCAGTACATCACTGGCGACCCGGCAAGTCCGTTCTACAGGGCAGACCATGGTGGTGGAAATTACCATGAGCATCTTGCTTTTGTTAGCAGAGAGGCAGCAGAAGAAGCTTATAGGAAGCTGACCGGCGCAGGCATACAAGTGACGGAATTCAAAGGGAAAAGCCGAGTGGGAAGGCATACCCCAGGATCTGCTCACTACGAAGGACTTGCTTTTGACGTGCCTGGTGCTCAAGTGCCAATGGGTCAAGAGACGAAACTTACTGCCCGCGTTCAATCAATACTTGGCATTGGAAGCGCAGGTGCTCCTCGTAAGGTAACTGGCGATGAGAAGCGCGATGTAATTGCCGATCAAAAAACACAACTAGCCCTTGCGCAGCAATCTTTAACAGTACAACTCGCAGAAGCTCAAGCCATTAGAGACGCTGCAGTTGCATGGGCGCAATACACTGCTTCCATTGCTCCCATTGAAGAGCAAGCATTGCAAAATGATATTCTTGCCAAAAAGAATGAACTGATTAAATCAGGGCTGCCGGATGACATAATTGAAAAGGAAATGAAGTATTTTGAAGCGCAACAGAAAACTACGTTGGCAAGGGCAGCGAATGATAAATTACTGGAAAAGGGCCTTATTGACGAGCAACAGCACGCTAAGAATTTGTCAGAGCTACAGACGAGACTGGCAGGCTATAACACGGAGTTGGACAGAAACATACAACTGCAAAGGCAGCAAAGTTTTGATGTGAGCATGGGAGCATTAAGAAAACAGATGAAGCTTGCTGGCATTATTGATCCTCGCGCAGAACTTCGTGCTCGTATTGCTCAAGAAAAGCCAGGATACACTTCAGAGCAAGTAGAAGAAGAAGCTGCAATGCAAGAGCGCATTGCACAATTAGAAGCGTCACGAGACAGGATCAGAGGCATTGCTTCCTCCATTGGAGACTCCTTCGGCAATGCCTTCAAAGGCATCATTACTGGCAGTATGACAGTGCAAGAAGCTCTTGCTGGCATGTTCCAAAGCATTGCTGATTCTTTTGCGGACATGATATCCAAGATGATTGCGGAATGGCTAAAGACTCAGCTTATTCAAGGCTTCCAAATTATTTTTAATGCGTTTACCGGCGGACTCGGAGGAGGGGCTGGGTTGAATGCTGCATCAGCACTAGGAACCAATCCAAATGTCGCTGCTTACGCTCCGCTCCCGGTCGGTTATGCTAATGGTGGCATTGCTCCTGGCGGCTTCCGTGCATTCGCCAACGGAGGCATTGTCTCAGGCCCCACGCTGGGCCTCGTAGGCGAAGGACGCTACAACGAGGCAGTGGTGCCCCTTCCTGACGGGAAGAGCATCCCCGTGAGCCTTGGAGGGGCTTCTGGCAGCAATATTTCCACTAACATTGTTGTCAATATGGGCAATGGTCAAGGGGGAGGCAGTCAAGCCACTGGCACACAAGGCAATCAACTCGCTCGTGAACTAGAAGGAGCAGTCAGGCAGGTTATCCTTAAGGAAAGTCGCCCTGGTGGCATCATTTACTCCCGTTAATTTTTTCTATGGCTCAACCCACTTTTATTTTAGAAGTTGAATATGGGCTCACCGTTAAACGGGGAACGCGCTTGCGGAGAATTAGTTTTGGCGATGGTTATGAGCAAGTTGTGCCTGATGGTTTGAATTCTGACTTGCGTGAATATGACATTCGCACCACTCCTCTCACTGATGAGCAAGCTGATGCTCTTGATCAAGATCTGGCCGATCTTCAAGGAGATTTCTTTTATTCACAATTCAAGCAAGACAGTGAAGCATATAAATACCGTTTGTCTCCTAATCAATGGTCATGGGAATGTATTGGCCCCAATTGGAATATTATTTCTTTTTCAGTGAAGCGTCACTACGACTTTAGAGAATAATGAGCATTCAGCAAGACGTACAAAATAGTTGGCACGAGGCTATTGTTGAGCTATTTGAACTCGACTTGGAGCCTATCACAGGCGATGCTACGGACAAGTTTTATTTCACGGGAGACATTTTTCCTGATGGAACAAAAATTCTTTGGCAAGGCGAGCGTTATGAACCTTTCCCCATTGAAATAACAGGATTTGAAACCACTACGAAGGGCACCATCCCACAGCCAGAATTAACAGTTGCAAATGTTTTAGGGACACTTGCTGCTGCAGTAAATTCGCTAGATGATTTAGTGGGGGCCAAGATCACACGTCGTCGCACCTTGGGAAAATTCCTAGACAACGGTAGATCGCCAGATCCTTCGGAAGAATTTCCTTCAGACATTTATTATATTGAACGAAAAATTAGCGAAACTAATCTTGCAATTACTTGGCAATTAGCTAGCAAAATTGACCTTGAAGGTCTTCAATTACCTAGGCGCGTTATCACACAAAATTATTGCATTTGGAAATACCGAGGACCAGAATGCAGCTATAACGGCCCTCCTGTGGCAGACGAAAAAGATAAGCCATTGACTGGCGATGGCAGCAGTGCATCGCAGGCATATATCAACGCAGTAAAAAATTATAATATAGCTGAATCCCGACTGAATAATGCTCAGTATATTTTTAGTGCTTCGCAAAATGAAGCAACAATAAAATGCAACCCAAACGCTCGCCCTATTGCACGAAATTATAGCAGCCTTGTTCCTCCTTTTAGTTTTGGCTTGGTCCAAGATGGCCAGCCCTTGTTGGGAGTGCTGCAAGGTAATGTCGTGTCTTTAGGAGGGGATAATCCTAGTTACACCACTCCATATACAATTAATACAGGTTATGGCGAAGATCAAAACAAAACAGGCCCCGCCTACGCCGTAAAAGCAGCGAACGAAAATTTTATTTTTTCCATAGTCCCTCCTTTTTCTTTTGCCTTAAGATTTGGTCCTGGAAACTTGGACTATTTCATGATTTTCAATGGAACTATTATTAACACTGCATCCATAGGCTCTGCTTATTTAGTGGGTGGTCAAAGAGCAGAAAACTTTGCTACTGTTACAGGCATTGGAGAGGTAGATACTAATACAAACTTATGCGCGAGCAGTCAAGCAAGCAATGCAACAGCAGCCAGTGACTTGGCGACAGCCACTGCTGATTTACAAAATGCAAAAAATGCTTTAGATGTAGCGGCGGCAAATTTAAGTATGAGTAGCGCATTGTACAGTCAAGACGTATGCGGGAAGCGTCTTAATAGCTGTAAATTGCGTTTTGGTTCAAAAGATTTACCTTTTGGCGGCTTTCCAGGAGCCAATTTAACTTAATGACTAACAAAATTTCCTTGAAGATTAAGCAAGCCATTGCAAATCAAGCCATGCAGGCAGGAGAAAAAGAAGCTTGTGGTTTTATTGTTAATGGAGAATTATGGCCATGTAAAAACGTCCATCCTTTGCCATTGTCAAATTTTGCTATTGATGCCGTTGACTATGCAAAAGCAGAATCGCTAGGCGTGATAGAAGCTATTTATCATTCTCATCCATCAGGGTCAGATGGTTTTTCGCAATGCGACATTAAAGCTTGCAAGCAGAGCAACATTCCCTGGATATTATTTCATGCTCGCAGTGGCAATTTTCTTTATGCCGATCCATCAGGTAATGCTCCTTACGAAGGAAGACAATGGGTGTATGGCATCCATGATTGCTATGCTATTTTGAGAGACTTTTATCAAAGAGAATTTGGCATTGCGCTTGATGATTTTCCTAGGGGCAACGAACTTGAATGGGAACAAGACGAATGGCGCATGTTTGAACGTCACTATGCAAGTCAAGGGTTTATAGAAGTAAAACAGGCATTAAATAAAGGAGATTTTTTACTTATGCAAATTGGAGCACCTTCTCCAAATCATGCAGGAGTTCTCACCGAAGATGGCTGCTTTTACCAGCACTTGATGGATAGATTGTCAGAGAAGACTATCTATGGAGGGTATTGGGCTAAGATTACAACTAAAGTGTTGCGTCATAAGACATTGCTATGACCTCTTCAAGACGACGTTGTATTAAGGTGAGACTACTAGGGGAACTGGGCCGTAAATTTGGCAGACAGTATGAATTCATGGCGCTTAGTCCTAAAGAAGTGATTTCAGCACTTGCCAATCAACTAGAAGGCTTTAAGACATATTTAAGCAATGCCCATGAAAATGGCATCTTTTTTAAGCTAGTTGCACAAGATGCAAAAGGAATGAGTTATGAAGAATGCTTGATGCCTTGCGACCATTTAATCATTGCTCCTATCGTTACTGGGTCAGGAGGTTCTGGCGGTAGTGTTGGCAAAATTTTACTTGGCGCGGTATTGATTGGTTTGGCCTTTGTTTCTGGCATCGGTACGGCTGTTGCTACAGAGGCTGCTGTTGCTGCAGGGGCAGCCAAAACCTCTTTTACGGCAGTGGGCTCAGTTCTGTTTAGCCTGGGTGGAACACTGGTATTCGGAGGAATTGCGGAACTTCTTACTCCTACGCCTAAAGAGCCAAAGCAGAAAAAAGAAAGCTTTTTATTTGACAAGGCTGCAGAAGTCACCACTCAAGGCTTCCCCATTCCATTGCTTTATGGCGAATACCTCGCCACTTCTCCATTGATCATTTCTTCTGCTATTAGCACAGAAGCGGTGCCAGTATGACTTCTTTATCTCCTAATTTTGAGCAACTGCTAGATAAATGGGCAGTTGTTGGTAGTGGAGGCAAGACGCCATCAGAAGATCCCGATAATTTAAGAAGTAAAGCATCTGCTGCTGTTCTTGCAGTATTTAGTGAAGGTGAAATTCAAGGTTTTCCTGATGGCCTTTCTGACAGAGCCATCCAAAAGCGAATTTTCTTGGATGACACTCCATTGCGCAGCGAGAGCGGGAGTGAAATGTTTGGCACAGAAGTAGACATAAAATTTAGAAATGGCACTCAAAATCAAAAATCAATACCTGGTTACGATGATATTCGGATTGAGCAATCTTTAGGTTTGCAAGTAAAAGAAAGAGTGGGACCAATTAGTGCCACCACTACGAATTCTTTGTTAAATAGACTTATTGTTCGGGTGGGCGTGGCATCTCTTTATCGCGTAAGAGATAATGGCGACGTGAGAGGAGACGAAGTAGAATTTGAGATAAAAATTACAGACGCGCTTGGCAATGTAGTAAATCAAAATAATAGACAGTTTACAATCAGAGGCAAAACTCGCGGCCCTTTCGACCGAGATTATGCTTTTGTTTTGTCTGGCACTGGCCCTTGGAGTGTTTCCGTCACAAGAATTAGTGAAGATTCAGAAAGTGTCAAAAGAAATAATGATTTATTTTTTCGCGCAATTGTTGGCATTATTGATGAAACACTTCGCTACCCCAACTCATCATTAGTAGCAATTACAGTTTCGGCTGAAAATTTTCAAAATGTTCCCGCCGTTTCGGCTTTGCTACAAGGAATTAAAATCAAAGTGCCAACCATTTACAATAGCAAGTCCAATTCTTATAGTGGCATATGGAACGGCAGTTGGAAAATTGAATACAATAATAATCCTGTGTGGGTTTTTTATGATTTATTAACCAATACGAGATATGGGGCGGGTAATTTTATTGAGCAAGATGACATCGACATTTACTCCCTCCTTCCCATAGCAAAATATTGTGACGAAAAGGTGCCCGATGGCAAGGGTGGCAGAGAAAAGCGCTTCACTTTTAACGCTTATATAAACAATCGAGAAGAAGCCTTTCAAGTGTTGAATGCTCTTGCCTCAGTCTTTAGAGGTATGCTTTACTATGCTCAAGGACAGATTATTGCCACTCAGGACAAGGCCAAACAGCCTTCCAAATTGTTTTCTCCTTCCAATGTAATAGTTGAAGTGGATGATAATAATAATGTTTCTTCGCCGCCTTTTGTTTATGAAGGCACGGCAAGAAAAGCGCGTAAAACTGTTGCTCTTGTTTCATGGAATGATCCTGCAGATCGCTATAAAGGAAAAATTGAATACGTGGAAGACAGGGAAGGTATTGAACGCTATGGTTATAGAGAAACTGATGTGAGAGCATTTGGCTGTACTTCACAAGGCCAAGCGCAGCGTTTAGGAAAATGGATATTACTAAGTGATCTGTACGAAACGGAAACAGTATCCTTCAAAACTGGAGCAGAAGGTTTTTTCGTTCTACCTGGAGAAATTATTGAAATTGCCGATCCCGATAAGAACACTGGCATATTGGCAGGTATTGCACCAATTGTAGAGGAAGGCACTGTTACGCTTGATCGAGCAGTAGCACTTGCTCCTGACATTAGCTATCAACTTATTTTGGGCACAGAGACTGGAAATAGCATTACGAGAAGCGTAGTCAATGGCCCTGGAAGCTACTCCGTACTGGAGGTATCTCCCGCTTTTCCCATTGAAATTGTTGGACCAGCACCATGGATATTAAGGGAAAGTGTTGCGCAGCCACGCACTTATCGAGTGGTAGGACTAACGGAAGAGAATGGTATTGTCACTGTCTTGGCCACGTCTTATTACGAAGCAAAATTTGATGAAGCGGACAATTTTGCACGTATTGATGCACAACGGAGTTCTGTACCTCGCATAAATATTGTTCCAGTGGTGTCGGCTGATTCCATTAAACTGCAACCCACTTAATCATGGCCTTTGTAGAAGTTAGTTGGCAACAACCGAAATATAGCGGTTATTCTGTTTTGAATGCAATTAACCCTGTCATTTGCTGGAACGCTCCGTATGTTCATCCATTTTTCCGCTCTTTTGATGTGGAAGCATACAGGGAAGAAGAAGATCGATGGGTGAGACTAGGGGAGACCAGTAAAAATTATATTCGTTTTCAGCCAGACGATTTTGATATTTTCTCTGCTTATCAAATTCGCATTGCTACAATTGGCATAAATAGAGAGCGTTCCGCGTGGTCGTATAGCAGTAGATTCATTGCATCGCCCTTGCGCTTTGATTTTACCACTCAAAGCATTGTTACACTTCCTAACGGACAAAGCGTCCAAAATCAACGTCTTTTATTTTTGCTCTTTTAACCATGGCTCTTTTCGGTCTTGATGCTGGTGGCAATACAGCTTATGTGCAAGCAGCCGGAGACGGCACTCTTACCACGCCTTATATTCTGCAGCATGATATTTTGCCTAGTACCATTCAAAGCGCATGGTTGACAAGTACAAGCGGAACAGTGGTTATTTCTGGTGTGACTAACACCAAGTTACGAGTGTTAAATGCTTTAGTGACAACCACTAGCGGCGGCACTGTTCAATTCCGCAGTGGAGCATCAGGCATCACTCTCACTCCCGCTTTTCCCATAGCATCCTCTGGGCAACTTAATTTTGGCAATACCATCGGAGTATTTGAAACGACGGCAGGCGAAGGATTGCAAACTATTGTCAGTAGCGGCATTGTATATCAAATGTTAATCACTTATCGAGAGGTGGCAGCATGACGCGAATTGTTGGAACCTTAGAAGGAGTGGACGGTCCGCTAAATGGCCGATTATTCATTAAATGCTCCATGCCTTTTATAGGCGCCCCAGAGGGCGAGCAAGCCTTTCGTATCAACAATGGGGAAGTGGACATCGAACTGCCTCCAACGCCGTCTAAGGCGCCATACATGGTGGACTGGCGCAGCATTGGCGATACCAGGAGACTATCCTTCCCAGAACGTTGGATGGTGCCTCAAGCAGAAGAAGTGGAGCTTGATCAATTACGTGGATATAAGACGGAAGTGAGGAAAAGACAGCAAGGCGGTGATAAAGCAATGGCCGTAGAAATTGTGGCTGTCAAGGCCGAAAATGCAATCCTTCAAGAAGAGCTCGCTCAAACTAAAGCTGCTCATCAAAAAGCTTTGAAGCGTATTTCTTCCATTGAAACCCAACTGGTTTCTGCCATAGGAAAAGCAGCAAGTTCACAGGCTGATTTCTTGCAAGAGCAAGCGGCTAACTACCGCAAGCAACAGCCAATCATTGAAAAGGAAATTGTTATTGAACGTAAGGTAGCAATTGGCCACGAAGAGCTTCGCGAAAATCTTGCCTTGGAAACTGAAAGGCGCTTCTTGCTAGAGCAACAAGTGGCTGATTTACAGGAACAACTAGCAGAACGATTGTCTCTTGCAAATCATTTCGGTGCATTGCATTCAGAAATTGATAGACTAAATCTAGAAAGACAGCAGCTTCTACTGCGCATTGAAGGCCTTAAAACCCCTCGTCGCTCCACGTCTTCCTATAAAACAGAAGCAATTGCAGAGCTTGATCAATTACTTGGTGCCTAATGGAAAGCATTAACGTTACAGTTCGAGAAGGCGACAGCTTTGACGAGCTATATTTGGCTTTTCAAAAACCTGTTGGTACGGCTCGTGATTTTACAAGCTCTACCTTGTTGGCTCAAATTAAGGAAGTTTTTGGCACCAATACTGTTGTTGACACATGGAATGTTATTAAACTTCCCACTCCTGGCCACTTGAAACTTGGTCTCACTTCCGCTCAAACTGAAGCATTAGCCCGTAATATTGCTCTTGGTTATGCAGATCGCGATCTTACTTACGATGTGAGCAGGCAAGCTGCAGACCCCGCTGATGCTAGCGCTTTATTGCTTTGGGACTTAAAAGAGCTTTATTTTGTTGGCGCTGCCACAAGCATTATCTCTATCACGCAAGGTACACTCATTGATTCGCTTCTTGGCACTTATCGCATGAGAGTTACCACTCTTGGTGATCACGGTCTAGGGAGCACTGACGTGATTAGGATTAGTGGTACAACTGTTGAGGCTTACAACGCTACTTATTCTGCAAATTCGCTTAGCATTATCTCTAGTACAGTTTTTGAAATCGTACCAATTTCTGGTGCTCCCATTTTTAGTTCTTCTTCTCTTGAAGGATCACTACAAGTGTTAAAAGAGGATACGATTGTACTGGGCACCCTCCAAGTTAAACCCCGCATCACTTCGCTGTAAGATTAATGCCTGACATTGAAGAAGGAAAACAAGTAGTCACAGTCGCACGGACTGAACCAATTCCTGCTGGGCAGGCAACGATGGCAAATTCGCTGCCCGTTGCAATTGCAAGCGACCAAACTCCGCTTCCTATTCTTGATAATTTAAGCGCCCCAAGCGAAGTTCATGATGATTTGCTTGGTAATCCACGCATTCAAACAAGTTTGCAACTATGGGATTCCACTAATATTCTTGCCATTGACCCCAAGTCTTGGCGACTTACTGCTGACAGCATTGGCACGCCCGATTATTCCAGTGTCACGCACCTTCCCCAAGAAAGTGGTGCTGAGCTGCTAATCAATACTAATGCTCCCAATTCGACTATTGCACAAATGCAAAGTCGCTTTGTCTTTCCTTATCAAACAGGACGCATCACTGACGTAAGTGCTGGTTTGAGCATGTTACGTGATCTTAATGCCACGCATGAATTTGGCATCTTTGACAATAAAAATGGTTACATTGTTCGCATTGTTGGCGATAATGTTTTCTTTGTTCGTCGCACTAATTCAGGCGAAACCCCTCAGAATCATGGGGCCCCACTAGGCTCTACTGATTTTACTGTCACTGATAGTACGTCCCTTTATTTTGGCTATCGTTATCGCTTGCTTCCAGAAGATCCTTCTGTCATGGAAGAGATTGTGGCTCGTAATATTTTTAATGGGGATAAGCTTGATGGTGTAAGTCCCAGTGTTCACACACTAAGCTTGTCCAATGTGACAATGTTCCGCATTCAAATGGGCTGGTACGGCGGCTCTGCTTGTCGCTTGATGGCTTATGTGCCTATAGATGAAAACTTGCCTGCTGGTGCCACTGCAAAGAATGCTCGTTGGGTAACCATTCATCAAATTAACACTTGTGATCGCATTCCTTTCCCAAGTCTTGGCAACCCTAATTTGCCCTTGACATTCCGCGTTGTCAAAACTGGCAGTTTGCCTCAAGCCGTATTTTTGAAGGTGTATGGCACCAAGGCTGAAATTGACGGTGGCGATTCAACTAAGTATGACATTTTCTCTCGCGCTGGTACACCTGCAACAATTAACCCTGGCATTTCCCGCCCATTGTTGACCATTCGTTGTAAAGAAAATATTACCAATGAAGATGGTAATTCTACGACTAATATTTTGCGAGTGGTTCCATTGCTGGCTAATTTCTCCTCTAGCAATCGCGCCAAGTTCTCTTTGATTAAAAATCCTGATGCCTTGGCGATTAGTGGCGTATCTTACGACCCAGCTACGGCTTCTGGCATCTTCGATTCCGTTGCTCCACTTTCCGCAATTGAATATAATCTTGCGGCTACTGGGCTCACTGGAGGTTCTACCATTGCTACATTCTTCACGGGCGATGCTGACGGTCAAAATTTAGAACTACAAGAAGTGTTTCGTTATAACCGTGAATTTCTCACGCGCCCTATTTCCAACGAGCTTGGAGAATCTGGTGACATCTTGGTACTGGTGGCTGAAAGTATTGCTGCTAGTGGCAACACTGTTGCTGGTTCTATTACCTGGGGAGAGCGCTAATTGGTTATGACATATTATGCACTGCCTCACGAAGTTGGGCGTCGTCGTGTTGTAGCTAGCGGCGCCAATGCGGGTGCTGTCCTTCAAGAAGAAGGACCGTTCCCACCAGGGCAGGCGCCAAGCACTAGTGGCATTCCAATTACCTTCCCTCAATTCGGCAATCCCTTAGTCATTTCTAAATACCTAGAAAAACCTTCTGAAGTGAAGAAGGATTTGCTGGGTAATCACAAAAGTGAAAATATACTAAGCCTGTTTAATTACACGGATGATTATGATTTGCGTGATGATATTTACGTTACAGAAATACAAGGATTGAATGAAACGGGTGCAGGAGACGTAGAAAGTGGAAGATGGAGTCAGTTGGAGAATGTGGGTATTAATTACTCTCCACTACCCATTGGTTACTTCACTCATGACGCTAATCGTCGTGGTGTACGCATTGAGTTGGCTAAGGCGGGAGGTGGCTTTCAGCGTGCAAGACTATCCACTCGTAAGCGTTTCCGCTATCAAACTGGTCGCGTAATACGTGCTTCAGTTTGCTTGCAAATGAGCAAAGCAAAATTACCGGCTTGCGAAAAATTATGGGGAATTGGCGATAGCCTAGATGGTTTCTTTTTTCAAATAAAAGCAGGAGGCGATGGAGATGATTTTCGTCTTGTCCATCGTCGCTCTTCTGGTGATGGCCTTGTCAAGGAAGTGGTGGTGCCACGAAGCAGCTTTAATCATGATTCCCTAGATGGCACGGGTCCAAGTAATGCCACAATTGATTTCACGCAAAATGCCATGTACCTCATTGAGTGGGGCTGGTATGGCGCAAGTTCAGCACGATTCTATGTCTTCGTTGTAGACGACCAAACCACTCTGCCAGTTACTGTAAAGCGCACTCCTCGTGGTCGTTGGGTGTTGATGCACGAAATGCTCATCCCTGGCTCTCTAAACGCACCAAGCCTAGGAACACCTGTACTACCTTTTACGGTAGAAATTAGCAATTCTGGTTACCTGGTAGAGCCTCAGTTTGTTCTTAAATATGGATTAAGCCTGCAAGTAGACGGAGGAGAAACAGAAAAAGCTGAAATTTTTGGTGCTGATTTATCAGATGGTCGCGACATTGGCCCAGTACTAGGGGGAAAAATTCCCGCTCATTATTTTCCATTGTTTGCCATTCGATCTAAGGCATTAGCCAATAATGGCATTTTGAACACTTTACAGGGACTTCCAAAAACTTTAGAGTTACTAGCTAATTACCCCACTGAATTAGCAGTAATTAAAAATCCTTCTTTTTCAAACTTTGATGAAGCGGGTCATTTCAATGGCACATTGACCACGGATAATTTTGGTGGCTATGGTCTTGCCGAGTCTCTTTTGCAAGGATTGGATGAATTTGGAGATGTTATTAACTTACTCACTGAAGAACCAGAAGAGCTGCCTTTAAGCATTCAAGATGTATATGCTGCCACTGACATGGGCACGCTTGAGGGCAATTTTGTTGTAAAACGTATTGTTGAAGGCACGCCACTCGCCACTATTTATCTTGCCGCAAACCAAGCCGAGACGGTTTCTCTCACTAGCATTTACAGCTTAGTACGAGAATCTATTACGACGGAATATGATAGCAAGTTTGATTTTCCCACTAATAACGAAGATTATACTATCGCCAATATTAACCCATTAGGCGTCATCACTCTTGACAGGAAACACACACTTGAAGAAGGTTTTCGTTTTGTTATCAACAATCGCACTTTTTATATAAATACGGTGCCCAGTAATTTCACAATCACACTAACAGAAGAGAGGGGTGGCTCACTTTATAATAATTTTGAAGCGGATGAGATTGTTGCTTCAATGAGCGGCAGAGGATTTTATGATGTGGTAATTTCTAATGCCGTCGCATCTAGAGCGCGTGCCATTGATCAAGGAGCAATTGTTTTTGCTGCAAGACGCATCGCTGATGCTTTAATTGTTGAAAATTTGGCCGAAAAGAAAGCTGAATGGATGCGTACTTACAAATGCTCAACCACAAACACGTATAATATAGTGAGTCCTGCTCCAGAAGTCAGGGCATTTCTCAATTATGGTTTGCGCTAATAATGACAATTGGTAGCGACATTATCAATCTTTCAGCTAGCGGCTTGCCGAATGAAGTGGAAGACAGGGCTTATGCTTTTTGCATGGGCACCCAACTTCTTCAAACACCATCCGCAGATCCGCGTAATGGTCAAATTTCATTCAAGGTAAACCCTGCCTTATTTGATGCTCCAGTGTCTGGAGATACCGCTGGCTCTACCGCCATTGGTCTTGCTTCTGCCGCTAACATTTCCTCTTTGTCATTATGGACTTCTTCTGGAGAAGTGTCTGATGATGGACAAACTTATGGCATTTATGGTCTAAGCTTCGGGGAACTAAGCACAAACGGCAGCTTAGTTAATGTGTGTGCGGCTGGAAACACAGTAGCAACTATCGCCAAAACCCGCATTGGTAGTGGTGTAAGTATTGCCTTTGATACTTTTCAAAGCACCAGTCATGGCTACGGGCTAGGCGATGCTGTAATCATTACGAGCGGTTTTCTTCCCAACCCATTAGCTAGTGGCACCACTTATTTTGTCATCCCTTCGGGCATTAATGCTTTTCAACTTGCAGCATCTTTTACGGATGCGTTGGCAGGCAGTGGCATTGATTTGATAGTAAGTGGCGGTCCCGTAGAGCTACAAAGTGATGACCTTTGGGAAATACGTCGCGATGGACTAAATGGTACAGTTACCGCTTATCGCAATAATAGTGAAATATATGTTTTTCCTACCACCACTCAAGCGTCTTTACGGCCATTCTTTTGGTCAAGAGAGGCTTCAAATAGCGCTACACTACCAGTATTCAAGCAAATCAAAGTAAGCGGGGCTTCCTAACCAATGGCTCAAAGTAGACTAATCACCGATCTTGTTGAGCTAGTTCAGCCCAACAACGATGATGTGCTTGTTATTGTTGACAACACTAGCAGCCCTTCGCTGTCAATAACAAAGAAAATTAAATATAGCAGCTTGGTAGAAGATCTTCAGGACATGATTGACCTGCTCATCGCGGATGGGACGGGAATCAGTGTCACATATAGCGATGTTGGCAATACTATTACGATTACCGTGGTCCCCGACACCACTGTACAACGCAGTATTTATAGTAGCGGCGGCACTGCCATCGGCACTCGGCAGCAACTTAATGTAATTCCTGGTGCTGGCATCACACTCACTGGCGCTGACAATCCATCAGATAATCGCGTAGATTTGACGGTCAATACCACTGCAGTATCTACTGGCGTAACACTTTCAGGCACTGGCAGTCCTGTAAGCCCCCTTCAAAGCATTAGCGTCCTCGGCAATAATACAAGGCAGCTTAATTTTAGAGGCATTAAAGCTGGAAGTAACAAAATTAGCGTGGCTAGCGGCGATGCTGGAAATAGCATTGTCGTAGATGTAGTGTCTAGCGGTATTGCCATTAATGATCTCGATTTTAGTTCTCCTCTTGGCGTAAACCTTGGAGGTACTAATGCAACTACTGCCAGCGGCGCTCGTGCCAGTTTAGGAGCAGCAAAAGCTGGTGTCAATACTGATATAACAGTGCTTAGTGGTTTGACCACTCCATTGTCTGTAAGTCAAGGAGGTATTGGTGCTGACACGGCATTACAAGGCTTGAAAAATTTGCAAGGATTGAGCTATGTCACCAGCGTGGCAGTGGCTGGTCAAAGCCTTGTCGCGAATGACTCCACTCTTGTTATTAACGAATATAGAGGAGAACTGAGAGGGATTAAGGCTGGTAGTAGCAAAATTTTGGCTACCACTGATGGAAATGACATTGCTATTGATGCAAGTCCTGATGACATTCTTAGTGCTTCCACTCAAAATGTCAATCTAAACGGTCATCGCATTACCAACCTTGCCACTCCCGTGGGCGCTGCCGACGCCGCCACGCGATCCTATGTGGATCAAGTGAGTGCTGGTTTGATTGTCAAAGCATCAGTGGTAGCGGCAACTACTAGCGGCATTATTGCCACTTATCTTGGAAGTCCTAATTTTACGCTTACTGTTTCTGGAACTAGCGCTCCCATTTTTGACGATGTGAGCATTACAGTAAGTGGCACTAATGTACTAATTAAAGATCAAAGTGCTGGCTTGCAAAATGGCATTTATACGCTGACCACTCCTGCTTCTTCTGGCGTCAGTGCCGTCTTCACTCGCCGTGATGATTCAAATAGCACTGCAGAAGTAATTGCTGGTACGTTTACTTATGTGGCAAGTGGCACCACTAATGCCTTTAAGCAATTTGTGCAAGTGGCTCCTAGTCCCACACTTGACACTGATGCGCTTGTTTATAGCATTTTGAATGATACGACATTGGCTGATGGAAGTGTGCCAAATATCAAGCTGTCAGATATGCCAGCACTGTCCATTAAAGGAGCCGTTGTTAGTGGAGCCCCTCAAGACCTTACGGCCAATGAAACCATTGGCATTCTAAATAGTGGCACGACCAAGCTTGTAGGAGCAGTATTACCTGGAGCCACTACTGCCGCCTCTGGTATCGTCCAGCTTTACAACAA